TACTTATAATTATTATTTACAAATGATAAGAGATGTAACCGGATTAAATGAAGCAAGAGATGGTAGTATGCCAGATAAAAACGCTTTAGTAGGTGTACAAAAATTAGCAGCGGCTAATTCTAATACAGCTACTAGACATATATTACAAGCTGGTTTATTTTTAACAGCTGAAACCGCAGAGCAGCTGTCACTTAGAATATCGGATATATTAGAATATTCTCCAACAGCAGATGCTTTTATACAAGCTATAGGCTCGCATAACGTGGCAACTTTAAATGAAATGAAAGAATTATATCTTTATGACTTTGGTATATTTATAGAATTACAGCCTGATGAAGAAGAAAAGGCTATGTTAGAAAATAATATACAAATGGCTATACAGCAAAAAAATATAAATATTGAAGATGCTATTGATTTAAGAGAAATAAAGAACATAAAATTAGCAAATAAACTTTTAAAAATACGTAGAAAAAAGAAAGAAGAAGCTGATAAGCAACTTCAAATGCAAAATATACAAGCTCAAACGCAGTCTAACACACAATCAGCCCAAACAGCTGCACAATTAGAAATACAAAAAAACCAAGTGTTGTTAGAAAACGAAGCTAAATTGCATCAAGTTAAAGCTGAAATAGAAGCTCAAAAAATGATGCAAGAAGTAAATCTTAAAAAAGAACTAATGGCTTTAGAGTTTCAGTATAACTTGCAGTTAAAACAAGCTGACGTTCAAGGCTTAAAAAATAGAGAAAAAGAAAAAGAAGATCGTAAAGACGAAAGAACAAAAATTCAAGCAACTCAACAAAGTGAGATGATTGAGCAAAGAAAGACAGGTAGACCACCTAAAAACTTTGAGTCTGCAGGTAATGATATACTAGGCGGAGGTTTTAATTTAGGTGGTTTTGAACCTAGATAAAATTTATTAATTATTATTATATTATATTATGGAAGAAAATAAAGAAAACGTAGTTGAAGAAACTACACAAGAAACAACTGAACAAGTTGAAGAAACTAAAAAACCAAATATTAATGAAGACGGTGATTATGTCGTTGATTTAAGAACACCAATAGAAAATGAAACTAAAGAAAATAACGCTGACGACAGCGGAGTGGTTGAACTCGTTGAAAACACCGAGCCCACAGAAAAACAAGAAGAAGTACAACCGGAAACAGAAACACAAGAGCAAACAGCAGTATTAGAAGAAGTAACAGAAGAATCAGCAGAAGAAAAAGAAGTAGTAGCTGAAGTTGAAGAAAAAGTTGAAGAAGCTGTTGCAGAAGCTGAAGCAACCGGTAAACCGTTACCAGAAAATATACAAAAGTTAGTAGACTTTATGGAAGAGACTGGCGGTGATATTAGTGATTACGTAAAGCTTAATCAAGATTATAATAAATTAGATGACACAGAAGTTTTGCTTGAATATTACAAACAAACAAAACCACATTTAAGTTTAGAAGAAATAAGTTTTCTCATGCAAGATTCATTTTCTTACAATGAAGATGAAGATGATGAGGTAGATATAAAAAGAAAAAAACTAGCGTTAAAAGAGCAAGTTGCCAGCGCTAGAAGCCATTTGGACGGGCAAAAGTCCAAGTACTATGAAGAAATAAAGTCTGGTGTTAAATTAACTCCAGAACAGCAAAAGGCTGTTAATTTCTTTAATAGATATAACAAAGAGTCAGAAGCAAGTCAAAGAACAGCAAAAAGAAACTCTGAAATTTTTACACAAAAAACAAATAATGTTTTTAACGACAAGTTCAAAGGTTTTGAATACAACGTCGGTGATAAAAAATACAGATTTAATGTAAACAATGCTGAAGAGGTTAAAAACACTCAAAGTGATATAAACAATTTTACCAAAAAGTTTTTGGATAAAAATGCAGGTTTAGTAGACGCTAAAGGTTATCATAAATCTCTATTTACAGCAATGAATGCTGACGCTGTTGCAAAACACTTTTACGAACAAGGTAAAGCTGATGCTTTAAAAGAAAGCATTGCTAAATCTAAAAATATTAGCATGAACCCAAGACAAAAACATGGGGCTGTTGAAGCTGGTGGAATAAAAGTAAGAGTATTAGGTGATAATACTTCTGATTTTAAGTTTAAAATTAAAAATAATAAATAACATTTAAAAATTTAAAATTATGGCAATTACTGCAGGGGGTAGTTTAAATAGTGTAGCTATCCCACAAAAACAAGCAACAACTGGAAATTACTTAGACTTAGCGTCTACAGCTAACCAAGGTTGGGCACAACAATACCTGCCAGACTTGATGGAAAAAGAAGCTGAGGTTTTTGGACCTCGTACAATTTCTGGTTTCCTTTCTCAAGTTGGTGCAGAAGAGGCTATGACTGCTGATCAAGTAGTTTGGTCAGAGCAAGGTAGATTACATTTATCTTACAACGCTCAAATTAAAGACAACAACGGTGGTATTACTGGCGGTGGTGTTAAAATTGAAATATTAACTGATATTGATGGTGTTGATCCAGGTAGTGATCACGGTGTACGAGTTAACGATACTGTTATTGTTGCTAGTTCTACTGAGGTACTTAAAGGATTAGTTACTGAGGTTTCTACTGTGTTTATTGAAGTTGAGCCTTATGGAGCTGCTACTTCAGCATCTACTGATGATGATCTTTGTACAGTATTAGTTTATGGTTCTGAGTTTAACAAAGGAACTAATTATATTTCTGCTGATGGTTCAACTGCTACTGATAGAAGAGGATCTAACGAGCCTGTTTTCAAGTCTTTTAGCAACAAACCAATCATATTAAAAGATTACTACGAAGTTTCAGGTTCTGATGCTTCTAGAATCGGTTGGGTAGAAGTTACTTCTGAGTCTGGTCAGTCAGGTTACTTATGGTACTTAAAAGCTGAGTCTGACACTAGAGCTAGATTTACTGATTATTTAGAAATGGCTATGTTAGAAGGTGAATTAACATCTTCTGATGATGCAGCTGATTTCTTAAGTGCTAACGACGCTTATCACGGTACGCAAGGTTTATTTGCTGCTATTACTGCTAGAGGTAATTTAACTTCTGGTGTTACTGGTGTTAACGCAGCTACTGATTTAGCTGAGTTCGATGCTATCTTAGCTGAGTTTGATAAGCAAGGTGCTATTGAAGAGTACATGATGTTTGTTAACAGATCAACTAGCTTAGCTATTGATGATATGTTAGCTTCAATGAACTCTTACGGAGCTGGTGGTACATCTTATGGTGTATTTAACAACTCTGAAGACATGGCGTTAAACTTAGGATTTACTGGTTTCAGAAGAGGTTCTTATGACTTCTATAAGTCTGACTTCAGATACTTAAATGACAAAGCTACTAGAGGTAGTATAAATACTATTGCTGGTGCTAACGCAATTAGAGGGGTTATGATTCCTGCTGGTACTTCTTCAGTTTATGACCAAACTGTTGGAGCTAGTATGAAACGTCCTTTCTTACATGTTAGATATAGAGCTTCACAAACTGATGACCGAAGAATGAAAACTTGGGTTACTGGTTCTGTTGGTGCTGCTACATCTGCTTTAGATGCAATGTCTTTACATATGTTATCTGAAAGATGTTTAATTACTCAAGGTGCTAATAACTTTATGTTAATGAAGTAAGCATTTTTATAAAAAGACCGGGGCTTCGGCCTCGGCCTTTTATTTTATTAATTTTATTATATATTATATTATGGCAAAGAAAAAAGAAACACAAGAAAAGGTAGAGGTACCTGTTGTTGAAACACCAGTTGTTGAAACACCAAAACCTAAAAAAGTTGAACCAAAAAAACCTGAGTGGGAAATAAAAGATAGAATGTATTATCTTACAAAAAATTTAAAGCCACTTTCTTATTCTATAAAATCAACAGGTATTTATTATTTTGACGAAAAAATGGGTTATGAAAGAGAGTTAAAATATTGTCAAAATCAAAAAACTTGTTTTGTAGACGAAATGAAAGGAGATCAAAGACTAGAACATATTATATTTAGAAACGGAGCTTTATTTGTTCCTAAAAACAAAACTGTACTACAAAAATTACTTTCTTTATATCACCCTCATAAAGGTAATATTTTTTATGAGTGGAAGCCAGAGGTTAAAGCTGCAAACGATATAGAAACTTTAGAGTTAGAAGCAGATGCTATTATAGCTGCAAGAGATATGGATATTGATATGGCAGAAGCTATTATGCGTGTAGAAAAAGGTTCTAGCGTGTCTAAGATGAGTTCTAAGGAGCTTAAAAGAGATTTACTAGTGTTTGCTAGAAAAAATCCTCAACTTTTCTTAGAATTAGCTACTGATGAAAACGTTCAACTTAGAAACTTTGGTATTAAAGCTACTGAGCTTGGAATTATAAAATTATCTCACGATCAAAGAACTTTTTTATGGGGTTCTAACGATAGAAAATTAATGGTAGTTCCTTTTGACGAGCATCCATACACTGCTTTAGCGCATTGGTTTAAAACTGATGAAGGTATGGAAATATATGCAAATATAGAAAAAAGATTAAATAATTAATCAAACTGTAGAGGTAGTCGCCCTACGGGGCGATTACAACTACAATAAAAAAATATTATGGTAAATATAGATACAGTATATCAAAAAGTATTAGCGCTAGCTAACAAAGAACAAAGAGGATATATAACTCCGCAGGAGTTTAACTTATTTGCTGATATGGCTCAGATGGAAATATTTGAGCAATACTTTTACGATTTAAATCAATTTAATAGAGTACCTGGTAATGACCAACCATACTCTGATATGGTTGAAAACTTAAGGGAAAAACTTGATTTATTTCAAGTGTACACTCCTGGAAATAGATCTTTTTCAAGTGAGGTTATAAATGGATCTGGTTATATAGAATTGTACAATCACGCGCCTAAACAAGATCCTGGTAATCGTGGTCATGATCTGTATAGAATAGGTAGGGTTAAAGTTATATATAATATTGGCACAAAAAATGCAATAGTAACAGAAGCTCAATTTGCAACTAGAGAAGAAGAATTAGTTTATGAAAGATCAAAATTATTAAAGCATTACAACGCTGATTCTGAAAACTATCAAGGCGCTACATATGAACAACCTGTATATATGAGAATGAATGTTGATGGCACAGATTATATACAGATAAGACCATATCCAAAAAAACCTTATAGAGTAGGTGATTATCCAGATGGAGATTGGGATTGGGTATTTCCTGATGCAATACAAATTTTTTATACTAGAAAACCTGTAATGCCAAATTGGGGCTATATTACAGTTAACAACAAGCCTCTTTGGAACGCTGATCGATCAACTCATTTTGAGTTACACGCTTCTGAAGAAACAGAATTAGTATATAGAATATTAGCTTTAGCTGGTATATCTATAGAAAAACCTCAAATAACACAAATAGCCTCTGGATTACAAGGCGCTCAAATACAACAAGAAAAATCATAAATAAATGGGATTATTAGACGGAACTACACAAAACCAATATTATCAAGGTGAAAATCACGGCGGTTATCAATTTATATCTTTACAAGAATTAATTGCACAGTTTGAAATAGCATATGTTGGTGAAGGTAAATTAATACCTAAATTAAATAAGTTAGATATGCAGTTTCACGCAATGAGAGCCTTGCAAGAATTATCGTTTGATACTTTTAAATCTTTTAAGTCTCAACAAATAGATGTTCCACCAAGTTTAATAATGCCACTTCCTCAAGATTATGTTAATTATACTAAAATATCTTCTGTAGACTCTGCTGGTATAAAGCATTTATTATATCCAGTTAAAGAAACAAATAATCCTTTTCAAATAAAACAAAGCGATGATAAAAGTTATTTTTTTGGTGCTGAAGAAAATAATGTTACTAATCCTAATTTTGAAGTTCCTTTTACTTTTACGAATGACAGTTGGTTAATCGCAGCACCTGGAAAAAGTAAAGCTTGGTCTAGTTTTAATCTTAGTGGTTCTGGTAAATATTACGCGCAGTTTATTAAAGACGAAATAAGCCTTATTAATGACGAATTAGTTTTTAAAATATTATGGGAAAATGGTGCTAATCAGTTTTCAAGTAGAGCTTATGGTTGTTGGCAGCGTATTGATGTTGAGCTTGCTACCACTATAGATTTAAGTGCCGTTGCTAGTTCAGGTGCTCAACAAACAGATGATTCTGGAAACTTACTTTGTGATTTTGGCGTTGTAAGGGTAGGTATAACCTCTT